ATTTTACGGAAGAAAAATTTGATGTTTTTCATCACTTTTAGAACCTTAAAATCGTCAGTATTTTCCTAATAAAAAACACCGTTGAACCTGATGAGGTTCAACAGTGTCTCACTTGGTTGCGGGAGTGGGATTTGAACCTCACGACCTTCGGGTTATGAGCCCGTAAAAACAACTTAAAATTGTCAGTAAAATACTGACTTTTTGAAAACCGTTCCCCAACGGTTCCCCAAAATTATCAACGTCGTTTTCTTGCAAATTATTAAGTTTCTTCGAGTTCTTTTTTAAGTAGCTCTTCTTCTTTTTGCTGTTCGGTAATTTCTCTATTGTAGTCGTCAATAAGGTTCTGCGGTAATTCCCTTTTGTAAAGAACTAAAAGCTCGTTACGGTCAAGACAAGAACGCAAATCTTCTTCGCGAACTATACGCTCACAGTCAAAATAACCGTTTAGGAAGCGCCAAAGCGTTAAGCCTATATCTAATATACCGTTAAGAATTACGGTAAATACCGTTACAATGCGAGCTTCAAGCAATGCTTCGTCAATAGACAACGCAAAAGAACCCGCAACAAGTGTGAGAACAATCGTAAAAATTATGCTCGAACCGATCGCGCGCGCCGCGTTGCGTTTTACGTTTGAACGAGTTTTATAGAACTTATATCCTAAACCGTTTTCAACTATCAAATTGAAGTCGGTATCTTTAATAATATAATAGTTTACGTTGAGCGAGTTTTTGTTCTTTTCAATATAGTCGTCCGAAATCAACGCTTCAAGGTCAGCACGTTTCTTGCAATACAAGTCCGCTTTCGCTTTTACCTTGTCTCTTTTTTTAGGCTTAAAACGTTCAAAATAGTCTTCTTTCTTATCATTATAATATAATAAGAAAAAATCGGGGACTTTTTTGTTTAGTTTTTCTAATCTACCATTGATTAACGCTTTCCACGCATTGATTTTAACAATTATGTTTGTTCGGCAAATAAAGTCGTTGAACCTTGAACCGTCTATTTCCTTTAACAATATAAGCTTACGGTTTTTCTGCAAGGCTATACGAAGCTCGGCGCTGGCGCTCTTTGCTTTTGGCAAACCGATTCTAACACCGAGAACCGCCGCCAATATATAAGCACCGATACGGCAAGCAGCGTGATACCAATAAGACGGTTGCATAAACTTGTCTGACTTTTTTAATATAAAGATATCAAAAGCCCCAAGCGCAAAACATATAAAGACAAGCAAAAGGTAATCAACCCAATGCGCCCTAAAATACGCCGTGGTGGCGTTTGTCGCCTTTTTTGCCTTTGCTACGGGCGGCGGGGTAAATTGCACCGGCGGCAAGTTTGGAATATTACCCATACTTATTCACCCCCACCGTCATTAGACGCAAAAAAGTTATACCCGTATGCTTCGCGCCACGCTTCTTTTTGTGAAAGCGCAACGCCCTTGTTTATTATCTTTTCTCCGTCAATGGTTTTATATGAGTGTTGCGAATAAACGTCGGCAACGACGGAAACGGCGCTACTGGCCACTCCCGCCGCGCTTGATACTATACCGATAAGCGATAAATAGGACGCTAAAAATTCCGCAAATAAACCTATAACCAAAAGAACGATACTAACGGAAATTATCGGCTGTTTTTTGAAAAAGGAAGCTACAAATTCCTTAAACATTAGCACGCAAAGAATAAGAACTATAATTCCCCAAAAACCAAACACCCCGCCTTGTGAAGAAAACGCATCGTGTTTAGTTATAAACAGCACCGTCATAGGTATAACATAAATAAGGAACGTATAAAGTTTGTAAAGTCGGCACATACCGCTGTTTGTTAATTTCATATTACACCACCCCTAAATCGCTGATAATTTTTTCCGCTTCTTCCCCTTTAACTTCTCTAATGTAAGATTTCATCCTTTCGATTTGCGCCGCTTGTTCTTCAAGCGTTGATTTTTCGGGCGCTTCCGCAAGCAATGCAACAACTTCGGGTTTTGACGCCCACGCTTGACGCGCTGCCTCAATTAACGCCTTGATTTGCGCATACTCGGTTTCAATGGTTGCTTTAATTGAAGCAAACACTTTCAAATTAGAGCTAAACTCTTTCTTAAATTCGGTCATTGCCTTTTCAATATAATCGCCAAACAATTCAGTAATTGCTTTTTTTAGTGCAACCGAATCTGTCGAACTTAATAATGTCAAAAGGTTATTTTTTTCTTGTTGTAAGGTTTGGGCGTATGCTTCCATTTTCGCCGCCTTGCTTTTATTTTTAATAAACGGTCCTATTAAAATCGCACCCACAACACCTAAATCAGTAATAGCCGCAATCAACCACGGTAAAATTTTATTTTTGAAAAAATTATCTTCCCCGGTTAAAGAATTAACTTTTGCGAGCAAATCTGACAGCATTTGTTCAACTTCTTCTGGGGTAAGTTCTTCGACGTTAATGTCTTCGGTTATTTCCGTTTCGGTAGCGGGAACTTCTTCCGCAAAAGCCGTTACGGTCGTTCCTACACAAAGCGCACAAAGCAACGTAAGTGCAAGCACTAAAAATAAAATTCTTTTTTTCATTTCGATTTCTCCTTATATAATTTCTTGGTATCTTTCAACCTTTTTTAACCTATCGTCAAAAGCTGTTAAGCAATCAACAAGTTTAAGCCCTTCGGGCGTTTGGGTTATATCTATCGGGAAGATTTCCCAACGTTTAACCACCTTACCACCGACATACATTTCTACCTTGCCAAACAAGCGCCCCGCAAACATAAATTTTTCAGGGATTTCAAAAACCTTTTTAAAATCATAAACGCCGTTAATATCTCCATTATTCAGAGTAATTTTAGCGGCGTTTAGTTCGTATTCAGTTTCAAAGTTAATAACAACGTTGTCGGTTTCTTTTGTGGTAAACGGCTCGGCGAGTCTAACGCCGTTTTCTTTTGGTAGTTTAATTTTTATTTCCATTTTTTAACTCCTTATCAAGCAGTTTATTCCAATCTTTGCAAGGTTTATCGCAAGGCTTTTTGCCCGTTAAAATTCTGCAACGTTGGCAAATATTATCAATCGTTGTCTTTGACGATTTCATTATACTGCCCCTGCGTTATCCAACCTTTTTCAACCGCGTCAGCAACTTGGCTTTTAGACCAAAGCCCGCAATCGTAATAGTCTTTTACTCTTTCAAACTTATTCGCCGTCATTTTTATTTTCCCCCTTATCAACGTCGATTCCCGCCATCATAGCGATATAATCGGATTTTGCTGCTTGCTCTTTAACGTCGGCTTTTATAGCCTTGTTTTCGCGCAATGCTCTTTTTAACTGTTCGTCTTTACTAATATGTTTCATATCTATATTCTCCCATAATTTTTTATAAAACTTATCCATTTTAAGGACTGTGTTGTGGGTATTTCTCCGCATAACTGGTCGTCGTTTTCTTCGATTTTTGCCATAACGTCGCCCGGAAACGTGTGCTTTAAAACTCTTATAGCAATCGTCAACTTGTTCTTTTGTCATAATTCCCGCTTTCACTCTTTCAACTTGCTTTTTAAGTTTGCGCCTTTCGTGTGAAATTTTAGCGGGAAGAACCCGAACGACCACCTTTCCCGTTGCTGTTAGTTTATAACTGAACCCCAAAAAGTGAATAGGTTGGGTTATATCGTTTACTTGCGACTTTTTCTTGTTAAGCGTTAAACCTATCGCTTCAACCATTTCTCTGATTTTCTTCTTACACTCTTTCAAATATTCCTTGTCTGGGTGTATTAAAATAAAATCGTCCATATATCTAACGTAGGTTTTTATATGTAGTTTTTCTTTTATGTAATGGTCAATATCGTCCATTACGGCAAGCTGTATAAGTTGCGATACTTGCGAACCCAAGCCGATACCAATAGGCTCGCCGTGACCAAAGGAATCTACAATACGAAAAAGCTCACCAACTACCCACTTGTCGGCAACCCTTTTTTCGATTGCTTCCTTTGCTACGCTATGCAACGTGCTACCGAAATAATTTTTAAGGTCGCATTTTAAAACCCCGCCCGTTAAACCATACTGGCGAAAATGAACTTGCAAATGCCTTTTAAGTCTTCGGCGCGCAAATTCTGTTCCCTTACCTTTTAAGCAAGCGCAGTTATCGTAAATAAACCCTTTTGTTATTTCTTTCGATACATAGTTATCGCATAAACTTCTTTGAAAAACGCGATCGGCTATTCGCGTTGATTGTATATGCCGTTCTTTCGGCTCGTAAATGATAAATTCCGAATAAGGCGAAATTTTATACTTGTCATTATCTAAACGTTCCTTTAACTTGTAAATGTTTATAAGGCTATTATTCAAATGCCCAGCAACACTATCTTTCCATTGAGTATTGCGTTTGCAAATTTGAAGTGCGTTGTAAAGATTTTTAAAATCACAAATTGTTTCTCTTATATCCATAAAAAAATTTGTTGGTCGGCGCTGATAGTGATAATTAACGAGTAAATCACGTCGCCGCTCTTACTTTTGCCCCGCAGGGACGGGATAGCGGTTCCTTGCATAATTCTCTTGCGAGAACTACCCAATCGGGGACGACGCCGTTGTTGTTGTTGGCATTGTTGTTGTTCAATTCACCCGAAGTATTGACATTGCGCACATTACCGGCGTTAGTCGAATACGGCGTCGGACAACCGCTAACCCATTAACTTTTTAATTCGGCGTTGCGCCTATCCATTAGCAAGTCTTGAATTTCTTTGACTAAACCCGTCCAATAATTCATTACCCTACTCGGTATATCGCACAACACCATTGCTTTTTCCATATCTTTTAGCAACGCGGCGGTTTCCGCAACCGCCTTGCTCCAAAATTCCCTACGCAAATTAAAATCTTCTTGCGTTTTTACAAACACCTTATTTGCCCGCGCTGCATAATTTTCTATCGCCCGCGTTTCGCGGTAAATATCTTTCGCAAGGTCGGGCTTGACGTTATTAGGCTTTTTCTTGCCGTTTTCGATAACAAAATCGTCAACAGGGAAATACTTTTTATTGTTAACAAGCGTTTGCGTGTAGTCGCAAAGTTGTCTTAATTTGGTAAAAACAAGTAAGTGACCTTGACCACGTTTACTTTTAGGAACTGACATAGTTTCTCCTTATTCTTCGCCCCTAACGGCGCGAATTTGTTTTATTTAGCCGTTTGTAATAGTCTGTTTACTGCATATACAGCAAGCGGGGACGACGCCGTCGTTGCTGAGGGCAATGTAGTGGCTCAATGCACCCGAAGGATTGACACTGCGCACATGACCGGCGTAAGTCGAATACGGCGTTCTCATCCACCAATAAGACGGCGTGTTGTTCCAATATTTTATACGGTCAGCGTTCTCTGCACCTTTCCAATATTCTAATTGCTCGCCCTCTGACACGCCGCTAAATTCGTCTGAACCGAAAATATCTTTTCTTGATTGCAAGAAAATCTTATCAAGGGTAATATCAAAAGTAGCACCGTCAACTTTGTCAACTTGGTGTAAAGCCGTTTTAACTTCGACCTCACCGAGCGCCTTAACAAAATCGGGGTCCATACCGTATAAGAAGCCCGCAAGTTTTGCGCCGCTTGGAACTCTATCAAATACAGTCGCAGGTTTCCACCAATTACTAACTGCAGAAGAACCCGAAGCAACAGCGGGCGCGTCGGAATTAAGCCATTGTCTATAAACACTATCACGCCAACGGTTCGTGCCGTATGCTTGCCTACCGCAAACGTTTCTTTTGCCTTTGTAGGTTGTTCCCCCAACAACGATAGACGCGTCTTCTTCGTAATACGCACGGTTGTTGTCGGCGAAAGTTCCAAGGTCAATACAATCGGAGCCGTCCCACAACGCTGTTGCGATGCCCGACTCGACTTCCGCCCTTTCGGGTTGAACACCGTAAGTTGCAAAAGTGCCGCTTACTACTCTGTCTTTCGAAAGAGATGCGTCGTAAACACCTATTTTCGAGTGTCTAAAACCACCGCCAGCGGGAATTGCTTTTGTGAGTGTAAACATATAGGTCCCGTCTTCTGCGGTTGAGCCGTTAAACGCGCCGTGGTCTAACGTAAGTTTATATTTGCCAGCGGGTAAGCCATCTTGCGCATAATAAAGCAACTGCGAAGCTGAAAACTGAATAGAACCGTAAGTCACTATATCGTGCATACCAAGAACGATACAATTTTTAATCGTTGATTTTGGGTTATACTTGTCAAAATCAAGAATATCGAACGGTAAAACCGAAGTAGTTATCGTGATTGCGATTTTATCGTTTTCGGCGGGTGTTCCCGTTGTGGTAATACCATATTCGGCAAGCGATACCGCGTCGAAATCGTTAGTGTGCCAAGCCGCGCCGTTGAACGTTAATTCAAACACGCCACTTTTCACTATGCCAAGTTTTTCTATAAATTTTGGCATATCAACAGTAGCTGCTGTTATTCCCGAACTGTTGCCAACGGTAGCGGTAATGCTTTTAACCTTTTCGGTTTCAAACTGGTCGCCAACGCTGAACAACGTCGAAGCAATGCCTTCGCGGACGTATTCGCTAACTTGCGCAAACGTCGTTATGTCTGCGCCGTTAACATAGCCCGTTAGGCGAGAAAGGTTTTTGTTTAGAATTTCCATTTGAGTTCTAAACGTTTCGTCTGTTAAAAGTTTGTGAGGCATTTTATTTCTCCTTTAATCTTTACCGTAAACGAAGCCGTCATCCCCGACAAAAAACGGTAAGGCGTCAATCGCTTCGGTTCTTTCCTTTTTTTCGTTAGCGATACTCTCGCTTAATTCTTCAACAGCGGTTTGTCTTGCTGTTTTTTCTGCTTCTATACCGCTTTTAAGTTCGGCGTTTGCTTTTACTCGCGCAAGAGATTCCGTTGTTAATTTGGTTTCGATTACCTTGTCGGCGGCTTTTCTTGCGGCGATTTCGGCGTCTAATTGCTCGGTGGTTGCAAGCCCCCTTACTATTGAGCCGATAGGCGCAGTTGCGGTATTTCCGTTAGTTAACGTAAAAATTAAGTTTTCTCCCGATTCGTCAACCTTGATATTGACTACCGAGCTTTCAACGGGGAAGTTGATTTTATGCGAACTTAAAATTTTGCCGTCTTGCGACATAAGAGAGAATCGACAAGTTTTACTTTCGCCGTCCGCCGTAACAACCAACGAGTGAGCAAGCTCCGACGTCAAACGGTCTGCAAGAATTTGCATTATTCCATTAAGTTCACCAAACAACTCGCGCACTAATTCGTCAGTAACGATTTTTAATTTTCCCATAACTATTCACCCCCTACTTGATTAGCGTAAACGTTCCCGTCATCGTCAGCGGTAAAATATACCAACGTTCTTTTGTCGAGTTCGTTTATACTTTCTTGTAATTTCTCGTCTGCGCCCGTCCTTGCCGTTTTCTCGGCTGTTATTGCTTCGTTCAACACTTTGCCTTGTCGGGCGCTTAAAACCTTTCCAAACTCGTCGCTTTCAAGGTTGTCTATAATGTCGGTATAGTTGACCTTTTCAACGATTAAGTTTATTAAGCCGTTAATACTTCTTTGCTGTTCGACGTTCTTGATTTGATATTCTTCAAAAATATCTTTGAACTCGCCCGCCGAACCTATAAAGGTCCTAATATAAATCTTGCCGATTGTCGTGATAAACGCTTCCGTAAAAACGTCGCCCATTTTATTAACGAGTAAAATTCCGTCCCTACTGTTTGTCACCCTATCGTATGAACTGCCTTTATTGAGAACCGACGGCACAATATCGACAACGTCGTGCGTAAAATTAAAATACAGCGCTGGGGCGGTCTTTGCTCCGTCGGCGCTGTATATAACCGTGTCGGGTAATGCGTTTGCATTGTATTTTCTAAACGCTTGTGCTGATAAGGGGGTGATAAACTGTAAAACAATTTCGTTATAGTTTTCGCTTGAAATATTAAGCGGTTGCGCTATCTTTCCGTTATCAACTATAAACGATGCTTCGTCTGATGGATATTCGGGGCGATTTTCTTCGGCTATGGTTGTATCGTGCCAACGAACTACAACCGTTGCTATTCCCGCGACTGCCGTGTCCCACGCTTGCAACGTGTAATAATACTTGTCTTCGGCGTCAATTTTTATCATTGAATACCACCCCGACTGTTCGCCGTCTGGTCGGGTAATACAAAGTTGAACCGCCATATTGTCGGCAAGTATCTGCCCGGTGTCAATAGGCGACTCGTTTTCGTTCCACTCAACGTAAATGCGTCGTGATAAGTCTTGCCCGCGCCTTACTCTTTCGCCGCGTAGCAATTCGACACTTCCGTCTGAACTTAATACAATTCTCATTTTTTTTGCTCCTTTGAAAATTTGATATAAAAAAAGGAACTTGCTTTTTCGCAAATTCCTTTTCTATCCTATAATAATTATTTAGTTGTTGTTTTGTTGTGGTGGTTTTTGGTTTTTAATCTTACGAATTTCGTTAGCAAAGCAACTTGCCCCTATGCCGAAAACAATCGTCAAAATTATTTCAAGAACTATTTCGCGCCTTGCTTCATAGCATACGTATTCAATATGTCCGCCTTGAATTTCAAAAGAAAGAACAAACGCATTCTTTAACGAACCTTGTTTAGTAATTCGGTCTGCGCTTGTTGTTGAGCCATATAAGCAGCCGTTGTCAACATATCCTATATAATATCGAATATTCTCACCGTTTTTGTTTCTAAACTCCGCAATTCCGCCATTATGCAAAATAAATTCATAGGGGTAATCTATTGCCGCTTTATTTTCGTATGACTTATCGTAAAAAAACGGTGTCGTCGCTGTTTTTACAAGAAAAAACAAAGACAATGCCACCCCAAAAGCAAAAACACCAAAGAAAAAACGATACAAATTATAGCGCGTCATTAAAATTTTCTCCTAAACATTAGGTATATCGGCGGCAATGTTTCGCCGTCGTGAACTTTCTTTTCGATATATAAACAAAGTCGATTATTGTTGTCTATAATACCATATCCTTCGCCTATTGTCAAGCCCGTGGGCGTCTCTGCAATATAAGGAACAACACCACCGCTCGTAGAACCATTTTTCTTTGCCGTTGCAGAGTTAATTCTTATGTGCCTTGTTTTTGTTGAATAACTTATCGTAGGCATAACGTGTCCAATAATTGAGCCGCTATAATATTCGTCAAATTTGTTTTGTTTTTTAGTGAACACAACATAGCGATATGTATTACTATTATTACTTGCAAACGGAATACTTTCTATAAACCCCTTAAATATTTCTATCTTTGGGTTTGCCGTAACGAAGTTCAGTTGAGCCGTAACGGAAAGTTGTTCCCTACTATCTTTATCTATTATGTAGCCATAACCATCTCCCGTAAAAGAACCGAAGTAATTATCGGCAACAACAGACTGCTTTGACAAATCAATTTTGTATAGCTGTTTTCCATTTACTTTTGAACCGTTTTCATAAATTGAAACCGTGTCAGCAAGCTCAAAAATCATATTGCTAAAACGACCGTATTCATTGCCATATTCGATATATTGTTCAAGGGCGTATGTATTAACCCCGCCATAAGCCGAAGCATTGACCGCGTAGGTGGCTGCGCTATAATTGTCGTCCATTTTGAATTGACACACAATAGCCCTACCAAAAGAAAAGCAGCAAACCGGCAAAACAAAATCGTGGTGTATCGAGTTTCCGTCTTTATCTGCACTTTCGGTTGAACAAATAGCGCAACTCATTAAAGAATAATCATAGCCCGTATCGTTCGCCAATTTGGCTGATATAGCCGCCAAGGTAGAAACAGTAGCGAAAGAAACGTGTTTTAATTCTTCTTCGACTTTTGCTTGATATTCAGCATAGTTTGAATTTGAATAAATTTTATCAACGTCGAGCCTTGTATCAACAATACAAAATTCTTCTATATCGACATTTCTTTTAATGCTTTCTTTTTCACTAATTTCAAACTGCCTTACTGCTCTTTGAACTTCAACGTCTGCAAAAAGCTCGTTATAATGTCTTGACCACGTTGTTGTGGCTTTAATAGGCGCATTATAGGAAAGCTCCCTACTAACTTGGAAAGCGTAATAGTCTTTTATGTGCCATTGCCCACACTTTGGAACTTCTGACAAAGAGTTAAAATATTGCGTTCTTGATAATTTGATATTTCCCGTTTTTAATAGCGCTGCGTTCATTGCTTCGCCGTATCTATTAACGTCTAATTCGTTTGATTGTTGATTATAAAACAGCGTTGATTTTTCTGCATCTTTTTTTATAAGGGTTTTATATTGACGCGCTTTGAAATTGACAAAAGGAATATATTTAATTCTAACTTCTATATCCTTTAAGTTACCGCTAAAATTAGGCAAACCACTCCATTGTATTATAGTTATTAATGCCTGTTGCATATCCAAATCACCAACAAAAGAAGCGCTTTTACTTTCAAGTGTTAAACCTCTAATATTCGTTTGCCCTTCTTCATAGTATAGGTAGTGCGTTTTCATATTTGAATAGTCAGACTTGTCGTATTCCGATTTCAAATTGTATATCGCTTTTTCGACAACCCTACCTGTAATATCAAGTATGTTTGAATCGTCCCCATTTACTCTTAATTCAACTTTTTTTATGGCTCTTATGGGTTCTCTTGTCTTGAATATACACTCGTTATCCGATATTTCAAAAATCGCGCTTTCGGTCCTTGTTGATAAAAATCCGTTTTCAAATGGTTCAATTAATGTAAACCCGTTGTCGTAGTTCGTTACTGTTGCGTTTTGTATATGACTAATAAAGTCGCTCGCGTATTCTTCCGACGGGTTTTCAAGGTCTATAAGAGAATAATTGCTGCCTACAAATTTGTTGTTTTTTTCGTAAAACACACCCGCGAAGGCGCTTTCTTTCTGTCCTAAAAGGTCAAAGGTTATAACGTTCCAATTTGACCAGTCGTCTTTAACGTCAATCAATTTACCGTCTTTGTCTGTTTCTTGCCCGTCAACTACTTGTGGAATTAAGCGCGGAACGCCGTGAATATGCTTTCCGATTTGCGTTAGTGCTTCAAATAACGAGCATTGCGTCAATGAAAATTCAGGGCTCGGAGTATTTTGTAAATAATAAGCCATATTCGCGTCAAACACAAATTCGGGTTCGTCTAAACCCGCTGCGCGAGTTTGACCAACAGACAATAATCTATCAACAACTTCTTTAATAGTATATTCATGTTTAGCGTGTGCTTCATTTTGAATTGCAAGCAATTTCCACGTTGCTGTGTATTTGAATAATGTCCCACCGGGCGCAGTTAATACGCCTTGAATATCAAGTCTATAAACTTGTGTAAATGTATAATAGCCTGCTTTTGAAAAAGTATATGTTCCGTTTGTGCTTAAATTCACCTTGTTCCCGTCTGGTTCAATTACATAATATTCTTTAAGCGGAACGTCCTCGGTCATATTTGCCCAATCTAATCCCAACCAATCAAGAATACCCGGAAGAAAGCCGTTTTGCCTAAACTTTCCTTCAACTTTTAAATAAACAGCGGTTGATATTTCATATTTGCCAGTGTCCGCGTCTAATAGAACGTTTGGTCCCATAAACCGCTTATCGCTTGCGTATTCGTGTCTATAAAACCCTATTGGGATATAACTATCGTAGGTGTATGATTCAGTATATGCGTCATAATAAGCATTGTAATTAACCACGTGCATTTCTTTTTCACTATCGAAATCGACTTCGTGTTTAGCAACGCCGTAGTTGTGCGGTAAAAAATTAGTAAATGAAAGATTATCAACAACGCGCCTTTCTAAAATTTTAGTTATTTCTATCAAAGAAACGGTATGCCTATAAATCGGCGCATTTCCGCGACCAACATTTTGAACAGCGTCGTTATCAACATATCTGTAAATGCTTTCTTTTGTTATTTCGCCGTTGGTTTCGTCGGTTAGTTCTATAATAATTCTTGTGAATGGTTTTAGTGGTGTCTTAAATTTTGTAAGTAAACTAATTTGTGAAGTATCTAATACCGCGTCTAATTGAGTAGTATCATAAATAGGCATTTCAAGTTGGTCTGTTATATCTTTACGAATAAAACGCTTTTTACCAAAAATAACTTCTTCTGGTTTAATCTTGTATAGTTTAATGTTTGTTATCATTATCTACTCCTATTTATACTTCCTGCGCGCTTACCCGCAATAGACAAGCCAACTCTTTCAGTTCTTGCTTTTTCGTTATAGTCAATACTGCTATTTATTGTTTCTACGCCAAAAGATAAAACAGTTAAGGCGGCAGCTAAATAGTTTTGAGTGGCAAGCGATCCGATAAAAGTCGCGCCGTATCCTATCGTTTTAACTGCAGCATTGACTTGGGCTTGTTTAACGTTGCTTCTCGTTGCCGCGCCCACTCTTGACGTAACCATATTAAACGCTTGTTTCCCAACATATAAGGCCATTGCTTTTGTAGCGGTGAGTGCGTTGTCTTTTTCTTTTCCTTGTTTTTTGGTTTGTTCGGGCGCGTCGGGGTTTGGCGTTGCACCGGGACAAGTTGGGTCTGCTTCCGAGCCAACCGCTCCGCCGTCTTGAAAAATAATATTTATGTTAGTATCCATAACTACCCCCTAAAATTCATTTGAGCCACCAGAGCCACCGCCCCACATATCGCCACTCGAACCGCCGCCCGCGTTTCCGCCACTTGTGTTAGAATCAATATAACCAAATGCCGAATTAACAGAGTTAGACGTTCCGTTGTTATAGTTGTCTTCTTGTTCGTTATCTTCGTCGCTTTCGTTAGATATAACTAATAAATCTTGGAAAGTTAACGTTGCTGTAACGAAAGCGCCCGCGTTTCTGTCTATGCTTCCGCCCGTCATTACAACGGTTCTTTCTTTGTCTATTTTGTCGGTTGTGAAAGCGGGGTAATGGTCTATTACTATAACTTTTTCGTTCATTTCTAACGGTTCAATATTCTCTATGATTTTTAAGATTTTTTCGCAAATCTCGTTTTTCATAAGCAAAATAGTATAGCTATAAGAATATGCTTGCGTGTTGTTGAACGCTTTTGCTATTGTTGAGTTGGCCATTTGTGGCGCTTCTTGGGTTTTAACCAAGTTAGAACTTGCTGATAAAACTTCAATCTTTCCACGCAATTCGTTTTCGGTATCTTTCCCAAAAATAATATCCGTTTCAACTTCGTTTCCAACAAGCACGCCGCCTTGTGTTTGCGTTACAAGACAAGTCCCCATCAGTTCAAGGGCTTGGTAAAATTTACCTGTATCAACAACAGGGTCCCCCAAAGGTCGCGTAAAGTCTAAAAAAGAATAATAGCGATATGTTTTACCATTACTTTCAAAAGTTCCCTTGTTAAGCCCTGCAAGTTGGCTTAAAATTTGAATAGTGTTGTCGTAATCTTCTTTATACTCACAACAAGTATAAAAGCGTAAAACAATTTGCAAGCTCTCTGCCTTAATATTTGATATTTTGTAAGGCTGACGAGTTGCAAGCATTACTCCGTTTTCCCTATCGCCGTCAATGTTTAAGTTTACATTTAACTCAATATCAAAGCGGTTTCCTATAATTTTTTGATATTCTTTTGCAAGGTCTTCAAGCCTTACAAGTTCGGTTAATTTACTCAAAATCTTTTACCCCCATATGCTGCACATAAATCACTTACAAACTGCTCAACGCTTTTTGATTGCCAATTTGGCTTGCGGCTTCGCGTTTCGGTGTATGGCAAATATCCGACTTTACCGTCAACACCGCTTAATACTATCGTGCCTTTGTCGGCTGTTTTGTAGCCCGCATAAATACCGTTATTTTTTAGGTTTCCCGGATATGGCGAATACATATTCGTTCCGGGTTTTCCTTTTGGTCCCGGCGTCATGCGAACGGGCGCGTTTTCTTTAAGTATATAAAGCAATTTGTTTAGTGCGATTTCAATCGTTAAAGCCATAACATTACCCCAAATAAATAACTGTCTCTATTCTTTTGCGCGCCGTTAATTGTATAGGCAACGCTGAACGAGAAACGCCAACGTCTAACACCTTGTATTCAATGCCATCAATAAACGCTTGGTGTTTATAAGACTTGATTAAGCCGCGCACGTTTGCATTTGTAGCTATTGAATAACTATGCCCACCCGAAGCAACGCCGCCCGCTTCAAAGCCCGCGTTGTTTACGTTTGGGGCGTTCTCTCTTGCCTTAAACGAAACTATTTCTTGCCCCGTTTTGCTGTCCTTTATAACGACGTTCATATCGTAATTATAATCATAAGAATTGTTGTTGTAATTTCCCATAGTTTACCTACCCGCAAATAATAAATTCGGCTTTGTTGAAGCGAGCATATTAACGATTGACGGCGCGATAATCTTCTCATTGATTTGGGTGTTGTCTTTTATATCTACACCGCTCACAGTCTTAATGACGCCGTTAAACATTTCAATATTACCGTTATTTAATAAATAAGCCGCTTGAACTAATAGCGCCATTTTAAGCGTTTTTTCAACTTCGGCTTTGTATTTTTCTATTATCTTAATTTTCCAGCGCCTATCGCCCGTTGAAAAAATAAGAAAATCATAAACGTGTTGATGAACGGTGTCAAGAAATTGCGTTATTTTTTCTTTGCTATCGCCTTCAAGTTCGTTCGCAAGGTCAAGCCCGCGATATTTTTTGCAGTCTTCGTCCGTTATTTTAACGGGCATATCTTCATATAAAAAGCTTACTGTTGCCATAATACCCCCCTAATACCACGCCTTTAATAATTTTACAGCGTGAGCGCTTTCAAGCGTTGTTCTACTTTCTGCTCCCGTTAACGTTGCACCTAAACCAACTTCGCCCATTTCGCGCTTGTTATACTTTGTGTTTTTAACAACGCCCAACGCTGAAAGTAAAATCATTTGTTCGTCGGAACGCGCGCCTAAATCTGCATTAAGTAGTTCAAGTGCATTTTCGATTTGCGCTTCCTTAACTTCATTAGGTATCGTTGGGTTTTCTTTCGTTGCGGGCTTAAAGCATTTAATACGCGGAAATTGTAAAGGCTGATTTCGGTCAAGTGGCTTACCTTGCAAAACAAGAGCCTCGATTTGCTGTAATGACGTGTATAAATACGACGTCTTTTCCCTTTCTGTTAAAACACCCCAAACAACCGCTAAATCGTCAAATTCGGGGTAATACTGTTTAATAAACTCGTCGGCTTCTGCGACGGTAACGTAAGTATCGATTCCTACTGTCATTTTTGTTCTCCTTTGCTATCTGGCGGAGTTGCACAACGCCATATTTCTCTTGATAGCATAAAAAAGCCACTCGGTTAAAAGTGGCTTTTCGTTTGTTTAGTTTTTATTAACCTTTAACGCCCGGATGGTAGTAAATACCCGCACGCTTATTTTCATAAGTGTTGGTATCGTGAACGATACGGTATTGGAACTTGTGAGCGTCTTGGTCTTGGTTCTTGTTTGCGCCGTTGCCATTGTCGCCGTCAGCAAGGAAAATTCTTAACTTAACGTGTTTAGCGGTTGACTGTTGAGCCGACGGAACAACAATCATAAAGTTAATAGGCGCAGCATCGTCAGCGGCTGCAATGACCTTATGAGTTACGCCGTTAATTTCTTCGTCTTTGTAAACGGTTTTAGTGAAAAATCTGCTCTTTGGAACTTTAACAACCTTTGCAAATTCTTCAAAGACTTTCTTTGACTTGTAGTTATCTACTTCGTCAATCAATCTTTTAAGTGAAGATTCAATGTAAAGGATTCTGCCTTGTTCGGGAACTTCGTCGTTATCCATCTTGCTCATAGCTGCGGTGAGTGCTTTAAGAACGTCTTCGCCCTTGGTAAGCGCGCCCGCCGTTGCTACTGATACGCCGGTAGTTGAAGCAAGTTTTGCAAAACGGTAAAGGTCAACTTCGGGTGCAACTCTGGTGCGGATAAATTCTGCAACAGCTGCGCCGAAAGTAGCGTCAAGAGTTTCTTCATTGTCAACAGCGTCAACCGAGAACTCAATACCTCTGTCTTGTTCGAGCTTCCAATCTTCCCACTCTGCTTTAACAGCGCCTTTCTTGAAGCCGCTATTTCTATCGTAAGCGTCAAGTGGCGGGGTTTCTACTTTAAGAATTTTAACGGTCTTAACGCCGTCAAAGTTTACTTTTTTGTCTTCTAAATCGGTAGTAACCGATTCTTTCTTAAATACTTCGTCCAAAAGGGGCGTGTATTTTGTTGCTAATGCAATGCTGTTCATACCCATAAAAAATTAATCTCCTATATTTGTGGCTTATGCCTTATTTGTTTTCGGTATCTAAACCGAAGCAACCCCTTAATGTTGCGTCGCCAGCAGGTTTAGGGTCCTGTGTTGGCGGGTTTTGGGGGTTTGGACTACCTTGAACGTGTCCGTCGAACAAGTAAGCGTCCGATTTTTTAATCGCGTCAACTTGTTCAGTAAAGCCTTTAACCGTATATCCACCGTTGCCGTCGTCTTCATAAGTAATCTTTGACTTATCAAGCAACGCTTCAAGAGCTTTCGGGTTTTTAGCTTTCGCGCCAAGTATTGCGCCAGAAAGAGCGCTTTTTTGGCGGGTTTCGGTTAGCGCTTTTTGGTGTTCGGCATCTTTGACTTTAATACTGTCTTGTAATTCCGTTATTTTCGCTTGCAATTCAGCATTATCTTTTGACGCCTTTTTCAAATCGCCTAACTCTTTGTCGCGGTCTTCAACTTGCTTTTTCAGAGCGGCTTTGTCTTCGTCGTATACCGTTTTAGGTATCCACTTTTCTTTGCCGGGACTGATAGCATAGTCGCCTAATTTTTCGTTGACTTGTTTTACCAAGTCGGGACCGAGCTTTTCGTTGAGTTCTTTCATAGTGTCTTCACTCAACATACCTTTGATAAACTTCATAAAAATACTCCTTTGCCTTGATATGGCAGTTGGCGCTGCCCTAGGGTTTTTATAAAGTGCCGTATGGTTTTCGGCTACCTTATGTAAATCGGGTTAATTTCCCCGTTTTTACCAATAAAAAAGCACCGCCCGTTTGGGTAGTGCTTATAATTTGTAAAATTGTTTAGTTTTGATTGAGTATATCGTCGTATATTTTTTGCAGTTTGTCGCTTGTGCTTGTCGTTTCGTAATCGTCGCCAAGTTCGCCAACGATAGCGTAATTTAATTCAATTAAAAACGGTTCAAGCCCAAGTTTGATTTTTTCTTCAACGTCTTCCATATACGGGCGAATCTGCTCGATTTGCTCTTTCGTGATTATAAAATTTGCCATTTTACACCTTCTTTATCTTTTTCTTAAAGGGGTTTACTTGTATGATTTCACCAGTGGTCGGGTTAACAGAAACTTGCGCCACGCCCTCTATTGTGAACACTTGACTTACGCACCCCTTTTTATCTGTCTTAACTTCTTGCGCCACGCCCTTTGTTATACAGTCCTTAACCGATTCAAAAGAAACCCCGTCGCGCCTATCTTCAACTGAACCAAAATAACGCTCGTAAAAATGTTTACTAACGCTTTTAATTTCAATTCCGTTAGGCGTTGTTTGCCCAACAATTTCCGTCGATACGCGCTCGCTTTCGCTCTTATAAAGTTTATAATCGACAAGTGGCGATAATTTACCGCCGCCGATAGAGTCTTTATAACCTTGTAAGCGCCTATATTCCTTATCGTCATTATATCGAATCTCTTGAAATTTGTCTAATGTTTCTGGCATATTCTTTTCACCGACGGTATCTTTCCAACTATTATAAAGTTTTTCATCCCTATCGTGATAATGAACTTTTTTATATTCAGTAGTCCTTGCCCGCCTTGCACGTCTAAAACCGCCAAGCGTTTTATATGGCATTTTATCGCCCATCGTGCTTTGCAACCTATGAAATTCGCGACTTTCGTCAACCCATTGGCGTTGAAGTGCTTGATTTTGATTGTAAATTTTGAACATTTTATCGTTCTTGTCAAAATCTTCAAAGTGGTTGCTTTCTTTAATAAGGCGTTGTAGTTCTTCGGGCGTTTCAAGTTCTTCTACAAACGGAATAAACTCGTGTCTGCAGTTCGGGTGCATTATATTATACCCGCGCTGTAACGCCGTTTCGTATAACGCGGGGAAACGTTTATCATTTCCCGATATACTGTAAACTTTACCCTCGTATTTTTTACAATACGGACAACAACCGGGAACGGTTGTGCAACGAACAAGGTCAATACCTAACTGTTTGCACCTATCAAACGCGCCCGTATTCGCCGACATAATGCGCGACGTTCTCGCAAGCATTTCAGCGTATTTCGGCAAGGGCATTTGCGCACCGTTGTTATAGGTTATAATCATACTCGAATTTTCTTCTGCAAGAGTTTTTTGTATGATATCCTTAACCCCGCCAACCGTTGCCCCATAAGGGTTTTCCTTTTCGGCTTGCTCTATCGCGGAAGAAATAACGTCTTTTGCGTGGTCGGTAGCGTGTTGAACTTGGTTTGCTAACTGAATATAACTATTAGCCACGTCGGTTCCGTCCGCACGTAAACTGCGCGGGACTTTGCCGTCAATGTTTTTAACACCTTCTTTATACGCTGCTGGAATGTCTGATTTAGCCCACGACATTGATTTTTTTATAAGCCCTATATTAACCTTGTCGAGTTTTTTATTAAGTTTTACTTGTAAGCCTTTAACGTCGTCCGCATCCGTATCAAACAAAACCGTATGGACTTGTTCTTCGGCTGACTTAAACGCGGAAATAAGTGCTTGTAATTTATCACTATCGTGGTGCAACATTATTCTTTATTACCTTTTGCGGCGTCGTCCCCGTTTGGGGGCGTTTCTTCTTTTCCTTTGGGGGATTTTCCGCCGTCGTCGTCCTCGCCCGTTTTAGAGCCGTTTTTGCCGTCGTCTTTACCGCCGCCAAAGTCGCCGTTTTTTCCAACACCAAAAGCCTCAATAAAAGCGCTTGCCGATTCTTCGTTTGCCTTATCAACTTCTTCTTGCGCTTGTTCATCGGTTAAGCCAAAGTATTCCACTAATATACTGCGGAGCGATACGCCTAAATTCTTCTTGGCTTGCGCAGTTAATATGTTTTGATATTCACTAACAGGGATACCGTCGTTAAAAATAATATTGATATCTTTATCCTTAACGTTTGAACTGTTAATCAAAAAGGCTATTAGCTGTTTAAGCGGTTGTTTGAAAGATTTACAAACGCGGCGCACTTTTAATTTTGCGTTTGTTAATTTAACGTTTAACGCTTCATAACCTTGCGACGAGTTCATTTCTTCTTGATTTATTACGGGACCTACTTCACACATTGAATAAAGTTCTTTCTTTAAGTCGTCAATACGCGCTTCATTTGCTTGCAAGCTGCCGTCCCAAGTAATATATATAGGCGGTTGCTCGTTAGGCGCAACAACAAAATTACGCCCGCCCGTCTTCATAACCCAAACACCGTTCTCATTTCTTGCGAACGCGCTTTCGGGCGCAGCCATACGCGGTGCGCTGTTTTGGTCAAGAATAAAACTTGCCAAGCAACGCCTTATGGCAATTTCAGCAACGATAGCGGTTATTCGGTCATAGTTTGATATACCGTGCAACGACCTTGAAGTAGTTATCCCCGGTATATTGATTATGAGTTGAGTAAACTGCGCGTCTTCTACCTTGTTCTCTATTAACTTACCCACAGTATAAATAACTTGCGGTCCAAAGTTTTCGTTGGTGTTTTTATCAACAAAACTGTCGTAATTTTTAAACGTCGGTAAAGAATAGCGCCTAATTTCGATTTTACTATCCCCGCGCGTTTGAATTTTGCAATTCAATTCGTATTTATTCTTTGCGGGGTGATTTGCGTCCTGATAGGTGCACACAACCCAACAAAGAACGTCGGCGGTAATTTCCTTTATGTTTTCTGGGTTGCATATAGGAAACCACATTGTAGGCGATTGCGACACAAAATCACGCTCGCCATTGCTATTTATATAGGGGCGAACAATACACTCACCCAAAGCGTCGTTATCAATAACAAGCTCGTTTAACTTATTGTGAAAGTTGCTTTTTTGCAAAATTTCTTCAAGCGCGTCTTTTGCCTTTTCGCAAATAATGTTCGGTTCTTCGCCTATCATTAAATCAACCGTTTTAATTGTTGATAACTGCCAATAGTTCGGCATATCAAAAAAACAGTCGTGTATTTTGCTGTCGTCTTTCAATGCGTTAACAAGTTCGGCGAATCTGTCGGCGTATGGTTTTAATACTAACGACGGCTCGTCGTCAAAAAGATTTGCATTATCCTTATAGGCTTTAAGCCTACGAAGCTCCGACAAAGGCGGGAAATAGTTATTTTCTTTTAACCAATCTAAATTGTAAAGCATTTGTTTTTCTCCTTTTAATAATTAAGCATACCGCTGAAATGCGCGATATTCGTTCCAAGACTTAAAGCCAATGCGTCCGCACGGTCGGGCGAACTTACGCCGCGCTTTTTCATATCTTGTTTACGTTCAAGCTGAATATCGCCGTCTTCATTTACGCGATATTTCCTATCTGATAATTGAGCAACGAGCGCCGAATCTTCTTCTATAAATAACTTATCAGCCATAAGCAAACGTTTAACGTTGCCCCAAAGCAAACCCGTATTGTTGCTGTATTTGATAGGTTCTTCGTTTAAGGTCCCGCCCGTTCCACCGAACGTTTGCGCGATAACCCTATATTTTAGGTTGCTATGGTTAGACTCTAACATATCAACAACGCCCGCACCTACGCCCGTTTCGTCGGCGTTTATATCAACGTAAATGCGCGGGTGTAGTTTGTTTAATCTTCTAACTATTTCTTTAACGCGCCCCGTGAGTTCAACGGTGTCGTTCTTGTATAAAATGAGTTCTTTACGCGAAACGTAATACCCACCATAATCATAGGTTAGCCAAATAGTGCTCTCATCATCGCCAAAGCGCGCAACGTCAACACCTAAACTAATGTGTCTCGGTTCGGGGCGAGTGACACCAGATTTCACCCAAGAATTATAATTCCTTATCCCCTTTTCAATAAGTTCAAGTGATATAAACGTGTCGGGTTGTGATTTTGGAAATTCACCTAAAACGCGAACACGATAGGGGTCGCTATCCATACCGTATAACGCAATAATTGAAGCGATAAACTCACGCGATACGCGTCGGCTGTTTTCGGCGTTTAACGTTATACAATTAAACATTTCACGGTTGCGGGTAAAAGCATCGTGGAAAAAACCTTGTGTTCGGGTAGGGTTGCCCACCATTATCAATTTCGTTTCTTCACCCGTTAATGCGCCTAATATCGGCTCAAATATTACGTCGTTAATACCGCTCGCTTCGTCCATAACAAATAAAAGGCTGTCAGCGTGAAAGCCTTGCATTGCGTCGGGCTTGGTTGCAGTTCGAGCAACGGCAAACCACTTTTCTTCTTTTGTTTTAAGAACTACCCTTTCAACCGTCCAATCAAAATAGCGCAAAAGAACCTTGCTTTTGGCGTGCCACTTACTTATTTCTGACCACAATATATCACGCAGCTGGTGCATTGTCGGCGCGGTGCAAGGTATTTTCGGGTAAGGACGCGTAAACATAAACCATAACACTATCCACGCAAGCGTTGTCGTCTTGCCTACACCGTGCCCGCTCTTAACCGCCGTCATCCTATTTTTTCTTACACTCTCTAAAATTTGAACTTGCTCGTCTTCGGGCGTAGCGTCAAACATTTCCTTAATGAATAAAAGCGGGTTGTTGTAATAGCGATTAACAAGCACGTCAATTTTCGCCATTGTCTTCTTCCCCCTTTTCTTCCTTTTTAACGTTTAGCACCGCGTTAATAAATTCGTCAATAGGATCGTCGTCTTGTGGTTTATCCCTATCGGTGTCGCGCTGTCCGAGATATTGTTTACCAAGCCAAATAGCCATACGCGGGTTCTTTTCTGCTTGGTCGTATTGAATACGTCGTAAACTTGCACGCCCTACCGCTTTAAAACTTGAAAAAACGGCGCAAAAAGTCGCACCGTCGTAATTCTCTTTTACCCAATTCAATAAAGTGTTTTCCGAAACCATTAAAACCGCACAAATTTCTTCTTTTGTGCATTGTATTTTCATTAGGTTTTCAAAGACGTTTTTGTCGATTTTCTTCTTCGGTCTTCCGAATAGTTTTTCGACGGTCTTTGTCTTCCCTTTTTGGTTTTGTTTTTTATCTTCCATTTTGACCTACTTTTTGCGGATTTCACTTTTTCATTTTTCCAAACACCTTTTCAATATAAGTTCGGTTGTTTTTATACTCCCATAACTGCGCTCTTGCGAACGATTGTTGTTGTAATTGTTTTTCCATAATTGTCCTTTGGTGTAAGCCCCTAAAACAAATTCCCGTTCCCACTTCTTTTTGTTTTTCAGTAGGGACTGGCCTTTCACCGTTGATAATGTGATTAAGATTGAAATGGTTTCCAATAAACCCGTCAAGACCGTCTATTCCGCAACACGTTAAACTGTCCCCGAGTTCTCTTGTTCTGTTCTCACCCGAATAAAACTTTAAGCCTAATTCGTGAGCTCTTTCTTTAAGGGCGAGTATATCGGTTTTAATTCTTTCGTAAGGATAAAGGAAATCGCCACCGATTTTAATCGTTCCTTGTCTTTTATTTAAGAACTTCATGCCTTCAACGATTACTCCGTAAGCGCCCGCTTCTTTGAACTTTTGCAAATTGTTAAAGACTTCTTTAAACACTTCGCACATATACGGCTGTATTCTTATAATAAGTCTTTTAGCAACCGCCGCCACTTTGCGCGCAATCTCTAACCTTTCAGCGAAAGGCGGGCAACCAGGTTCTAATTTGTCGTAACTTTCGCAAACAAGCGAAATTTGAACAACGCAGTTGCAGTCTTTTATAAGTTCAAGATATTCAGGTTCGGCAACAAGTTTTCCCTTTGTAGAAACCACAAAAGGATACTGCGTTTCTTTAAATATCTTTAAGCACTCTAAACTTCTGCGCCTATGTTTTTCAACTGGTTGGAACGGATCGCTCATACCACCCCAATGTAAAGGGATATTCCAATCGCACCAACTCGTTTCTGCATTACGTTGACCTTTAATAAATTTTAGTAAAGCTTCGGGACCTTCCCCGTCTTTTATATTCGATATTGTGTTCTTCCTTTTAACAAAGCAATATTCGCAAGCGTGGGAACAACCCTCGTAAGTATCGAAGCGTATAGGTAGGTCGCAAAGGTAGCATTGACTTCCGCATTTAGGCATCTGTTAGCACCCCCCCCCCGATGACCTTTTCAAGAATCGCTTTGACAAACCCTTCCTTTCCGCATGCGGTTATATAGGCGTCAATATCGTCCTTTTCAGTCTTTGGGAAAAGCAGCGTCATTTCGAATACGTCTAATACCGGCGACTGCGACTTAAATTCATTTTCCAACATATCGTTAATAAATTCGTCGGTTGATTTTTCAAAACCTAAACACGTTAAATCGATTGACGTTATTTTCTTGAACTCGTCTTCTCTCTTTCCAAAATCCCACTCTGAAATACTTGATATTTGATTATCAACAAGCCTTAACGCTTTGGCTTGCTCATCGGTTAAATCTTCCCTACGAACGCACGGAACTTCTTTAAGTTTTAATTTTAGCGCCGCTTTATAGCGGGTATGCCCCGAAATAATAACATTTTCTTTGTCAATGGTTATAGGGAAAGAAAAGCCGAACTTCTTAATACTTTCCATAAGTGGCTTAACGCCCTTGTCGTTTTTGCGTGGGTTGTTGTCATAGGGGTATATTTGGTTAATCGGTAAATATTTAATTTCAAGGTTTAACTTATTTAGCCCCTTGTCTTTTGAATTTGCTTTACTCATAATTTCTCCTTTGCTGATTAAAATAGTTAAGGCGCATAAGCCATAAGCCTATACGCCCAACCAAAGGAAGATAAACGGCGGGAAAACCAGCGAACCGCCGCCTTTTTTTTGTGAAATAAAAACAGCGTCCGCTGTGTGGTCAAAAGAACGCTGTTTAATACATATTAGCCCGCGAGTAACGTTTTCTCCGTCGTCCGTCTTTCTCCCAGCGGGCTTTCGTATTTATTATTTCACGCTATATATTATAGCACGTATTTTGCAAGAATTAGTCGCAATTTTTGCGACTTTTAATTTTGTTTGATTTTATTAGATATATACTAACGATTTTTGCAGTAAATTTTGCAAGTATACCTTAAAAACCGCTATTTTTCAAACGCTCGCAACTCAAACGCCCAAAATTCCGCCGTGAGTAGTATTTCGTTTTTCCAACGGAATAGTGTCGCCCTATCTATATTTAACCGCCTTGACGCCCGATTTGGCGTTAATCTATTAAAATACAAATAGACTATAAGTTTATGGCGGTAATCGTCCCTATATTTTATAAGGGTGTTTTCAACAACCTTAAACCATCTATAAGCTTCGGTTTTTTCGTCAATGGCTTTTATTATCTTATCTTCGGCGGCGTTAGTCTTGCTCGACTGAACGCTGACCTTACTGTAATCTGTTCCCAACCCGCAATACGCTAACTCTGCGATATTGACTTCGGCTCTTTCTCTGTTTAATTCAAAATTATAAAATGCTTTTTCGAGTTTCTTCCTTTTGCTGATTTCCATTTTTGGGTTTCCCCTTTTTACTTTGCGTTACCGTTAATACTGCGATAGCAGGTCGGAAAACTCCGCCTGCATATCGTTTGTAATTAAGGTCGCTGAAAGAGTTTAATTCTCTTTCCAAATTTCGATAAAGAATTTTGAGCGCGTTCCGTTTTTGTTTGGCTCTTTACCGATATGAACGCACCACCCTTCTTCAAGAAAAATTACGCCCAACCTTTGCGCCGCTTTTTCGCTTGAACAAGGTATTCTAATTCTCTTGCCGTCTTCCACGTTGTTTAGTCCCCCTTGCATTTTTCCGTCCCTTCCGACGTGCAGAAGAAACACTTTGCTTTCTGTTCGGCGGTGGCTTCTATATCATACCCCGCCTTACACCCTACGAGTTTAAGAAACGTTTTGCCGTATTCTTTTTTAAGCTTCATCGCTCTATGTTTGCAACTTTCACACTTATTCGCAAACGAACACGGGCGGGCATAGTTGGCGCAGATTCGCAAATTCTTATACTTATTTTTACTCATTTATCTGCCCCCTTGTCGCCCCTAACGTGGCGAATTTCCGTTGTAGGTTTGAGTATGCAAACGGGGACGACGCCGCCGTAGTTGTAGGCACCGCTGCTGTGCAACCCACCCAAAGTATGGACATTGCGCACATAACCGGCGTAAGTCGAAAAACCCCAAGGGGTGCAAGTCCACCACCAATCTTTGTATTTTGGTATGTATTTATAATACTTTCTATATAGCCCGCAAGAGATAAGCCCCGCGCCGTCTGTTTTATACTCTTTGA